TTGTACAAAGCCATCTTCACAAGCAGCCAATATAACTGTTTGCTCAATTTTTTTGTCGGGAAATAATTCTTCAAACATTTTTGCATAAGCCGAACATTGTAAAAAGTTACCATAGTTGTAATCTTCATCACGTCTTTTTGTGGATGTTTTAAAGTCAACTACAGACAATTTGCCTTTATATTCAGCAACACAATCAACTTGACCTGCAACACCTATTTCTTTTGAATATAGATATTCTTCTATACAATGAATATTATCTATTCTAGCTAAATAAGGTTTTATAATTCTAAACAAACCTAAAGGTGTAACAGCAGTTATACCTGCTGACTTGTCATCTTCATTTTTTAAATGATTTTCTATTAATGTGTGAGTTGTTTTACCACGATTTGTGGCAGACACAGAAATATAGTTGGCCATCTTTTCACCAACACCTTGTCTCCATGCTTCAATCTTTTGTTTTCTTTCGGGAATAGAACCTAGAATAGAAGTAACGGAAGGCATATTAACACCGTCAATAGTATAATATCTTATACCATCTTGGTTTTTACCTTTTACACCTAAACTTTTAGGTAGTTTTTCTTCATTCAGTTTTACATAATTAAACGCCATAATATACCTTCCTGTTAATATTATATAATCATTATATCACAAAATACAAGATTAGTCAAGCACCTATATACCTTTCTGCATATATTGATCTATAATCTTGTCTTGTTCTATTTTTTTGTCATTATTAAGACGTTCAAACGCTCAGCTGGGATCGTACGGTTCATATACCGTCTTACCATCATCATTTCTGTATGCTCTTAATACTTGTTTTCTGTTGTCTTCAGCATTCTTGTACGAACAATGAATCCAACCGCTGTTAGGCTCTTCTGGATTATGATATTCTAATATCAACTGGTCAAAATCTAACGAGTCAATGATGTATTTTGCTAGTTCAGCATTCGGCACGCCAAAGATTTCAAAATCCGCGGCTTGACCTTTTGCGTGCTGTGATTTTGCACTTGAACCTATTTTTAAACATAGTTCAGGACTTCTATATCCTGAAGATACAGATACCACTTTGCCATAATGATCTCTAACTTTTTGTAGAACATTATCACATAGCTTCTTTAAGTTATCCATATGATCTTCGCTTGGATTATTACTAATCCCATGTCTATCTGCTGTTTGAGAAGCAGTTAGTTCTTTAAGCGAAAAGTTTTTGCTTAGTTGCATTTAATTTATCCTTTGCTATAAGTTTTATTTTCTTTAAGGTTCTTATATCGTACCATAATTTAGTTGATCTGTCTTGTTTTCTTTTATCTTCAATTTCATTCACCGCTCGTTTTAATTCTTTGTGATGAGCTTTTACTTCTAACATATTATCCCCTTGTAAGTTTTAATATTTTATCCATCTGTGCCTTAATAATTGGTCCTCTATTAGGCCAATGTATATAAGGTTCGTTGGTTTTTGAAAGATTATACAAAAACGGTAGTATAGTCTTTTCAATCTCTTTAAATCTCGCTGATACGTCAGCGTCCTGTATCTCTTTGTTAACAGAATCTTTCTCTGCTACAATTTGCATAATCTCATTCATCATAGACTTTATATCGCCTACGTCTGCTTTAACTTTTGCAATCTCTAAATTAGAGTCTTCTACAACCTTCGGATCTATTGCTGGTGTGTCTTCAACTGGTTTCTTTGATACAGGAGTAAAACCATAATCTACATCGGTATCAAACTCCCTCATAAAATCAGGTATGTCTGCCATTAGTTTTCTCCTTGTTTAGGTAGGTGCAATGAGCGGATTGACTTATTAGACTCTGGTATACGACCGTTGTTTTTCAGTTGCTCGCTCTGCACCCCTATATTATTTAGATTTTGCACTTTGTCTAGCCTTGTGTTTTTTCATAACTTGCTCTGTTTTGATTTGTTTTGTTGACTTTGTTCCCATTTCATTTGCTAAAGCACTCATTGGGTGTGCTTCTGCTACTTTTGATAATGTTTCTTTCCAACCACTATCTGATCTATAACTAGCGCCACTTACACCTGCAACAATTCTTATGCCTGATATATTTTGCTTGATGTGTTTGTTCTTTTTAAGATACTTTTCCCTCTCGTCAATAGTCATCATTTCGGTAAACTCTTTACCAGTTCTTTTATTTGTAAATGTGTATATGGGCATTTATTTTAATGTTAGATGAAACAATAACTGATTAGTTGTTAAAAGCATATCTTCAAGTATGCTTTCTAAATCCATTTGACCTTTTACTTTGCTGTTTTCTGCAATCTTCGTTATTCGTGCTACTTGTTTTTGTACTTCACCTTTAACTTGACCATTGTCAGCGTAATTCATTATGCCAGGTCTTAATTCAGCACTAAACTTAATTCTAGTACCTGATTTGCCTTGCCAAGTTTCTACAAACTCGTCATTTAATTTACTAAACTTTTCATAATATTCACCTGTACTTTCATGCTCAGAATATGACTCTGTTTGCCAATGGTAACTTTGAATATCATTCAAAAAGTTCATATTTAATTGTATAAAATCTGTTGTATTATTCATAATATTATTTAGTATTTGCTATATCTACTATCCTCTGTATTAATGACCCTAAACCATTCTGTCTTTGCATTGTAAGTAGTTCTCTAACACCTAAAGGTAAAAAATCCTCTATAGTAAGAGCAGCCACTTCATCTCTAGGACAACCATTGACTAGGTCTGTTACTAATTTCGCTGTGCCTTTTGTTATAAATGCGTCAGCGTCTATTTTATATATCATTGTATTATCTTCTTTTGCTCCACCAATCAACCATAGATTACTAGCACACCCTCGTATTCTATTTTGATCTGTTCTTAATTCTTGTGGTAGTGATTCTACGTCTTTGGCAATGTCAATTAAATATGCAAGTCTATCGTGTCCTTGCAACATTTTTAGGTCTTCGCCTTTTTGTTGTATTCTTTCTTTTATCATCCTTCTTACCAAATATTCTGTCGTAATTATCTTTGTATAGTTGAGTAGGTATCCTACTTTTACCGTCCCACTTACCTGGCATTTTGTTCTATACCTTGTTTGAACCAATCAGGCATAACTGCACCATGTTTTTCCCATTTAGCAAATCTTACTTTTTCTAATATGTAATACTTACGATACGAACCTACAACATCGCCTGGTATCTTACAATGATCTGGCATTGCTGGTGTAGCGTCTGTAGCAATTACATTCAATGGTGCATTTTTAGGTGGGTGTTTTAGTAGATCAGCAAGTTTAGTTATTGATACATGGTCTGTATCTTTTTGCCATCTTAATTTGTATTCTTCGTTTAGTGCTATGAAGTGATTGAATAACCACTTGTAATTATATGCTGACTTTAGTACCCATTGTGTACTAGGGTGACCTAACCAACCTGCCTTGTAAACTATTGCTTCTTCGTTAGAATTATCTAGTCGCCATCTTTTAATCTTACGACCATTCTTTGTAGTATCAAAATATTCTGTGCCGTCAAGTACTCTTTTAGCAGTACATAACATCTGAGCAGACTCTAGTATCATTTTGATAATATGTTTATCACACATCATCTTAGCCGCTGTCTTCGGGTCTTTGTCAACGTAAAAAATATTCATTAGTGTATCAGCTTTCTCGTAACATAATCTGTCATGTTGTATTGTTTAGCAAGTTGCATTAGTTTATTATACCATAAATTTTTGAAAGAGTCAAGTTGAGCATTGGAACATGCTTTTGCTAATGCCTTGAGTCTTCTAATCTTTGGGTCTTCTTGTCTTTTAATGTCTTCTTCGTGTATCATAGGGTCTATTATATATCAATTTATCTGCAAAGTCAAGCATTAAAAATACTTGTTTTTACAGTACTTATTGACAATCATCTGCTTTCCACCCAGGCATATCTTTCATTAGATCATCCATAGGGGTTTTGGCTTTCTTTTTATATAACTTCATATGATTTCTATTAGCAATTAGATGTGCAATAAAGAAACCGATAAACGTTACTGAGCAACCTATAAAACCCATTAACAAACCATGCTCTACTGTCATTTACTCTCCTCTAGTTTTCTTATTTTTTTTATCATTCTTATAACTCTTTTGTCATAATCTCCTGTAGTAGAAAACTTATCTAAAGTTTTTATAAGTTGTATAGAATCAAGTTGTTGATTTTTATCTAACATCTTTTGCCTTAACACTCTAAACTCTTTGTAAGCATTATGTTCGTTTAATAATCTTACATACTCTTTAACACTATCACACTTACTAGCAAATGCTCTTACACCCCAACCTGGCCATTCAGTTATACCTTGTGGTAATAGGTGTGGTGTTGATTCTGACCATGTTCTAATACCAAATAAATTGTTTGCCTTTATAGCAAATCTACTTTTACCCCAACCAGACTCTAACGCAGCCTGACCTATAATCATCTCGTATGGCACTCTTTTATCCTTTGATAATGAAAAGTTTATATAATTTATACATTTGTGCATAGCACGTATAAATTGAATATCATTGTTGTAAGTAAATTCAGGTTCTTGTAATCCCATGTCTTCTATTTTTTTCATATAGAATAAATCAAGCTCTTCGTTGACTATAGTCTTTGCTGTATTATTAGGATTGTATGTGCCGTAGATATAAGCAGCAACCATTAAAGTTAATATTGTAAAAAATACCTTTGTATAAAACCAAGCCTTATTTGCTAATGTATGCCAATTATATGATTTGCCCATCTTTAACCACCTTTTTCAAGTCTTTAATTGTTTTCTTTTTATCAATCTTAACATTATACCATTTAAATCTAATCATATGCTCGTTACTAGGTCCGATTATTGGTATGTCGTATTGTCTTTGAAACGTCAATAAGCCTTTTAAGTACAATGGCACAAGTATATCTAGCACACTTGTTTTGTCTTTGTAATCTTTAGGTAGAGTAGGCGTCTTCCAGAAGCCTTTACCTTTGATTAGTTCGTTTAATATCTCTTTATGTTTTTTCAATAGTTTCATTATATACCTTTCTTTACATAGTATTCATAACCATGTTCTTCAAATTTTTTTTGTGTAAAGACAAGGTTGTCGTTATCCAAATGACTTCTATATCCTTTGAAAATCTTTTTACTAGTTCTACCAGGAAAGTTAGTTAGTATATCTTTTTGTAGATGACCTGTATAGTATAGTTCCCACTCTTTTATGTTATTGTTAAGTACCTTGTCAATAATGACAATACCTTTTTTGATTTGTTTTTGTAGCCACTCATCAATGTGGTTCTTCTCACCGTTTTTCATAATATATTCTTTCTTATAATTGTAAACCTAAGTAGTTTACTTTTGGACTAAACGACCAAAACACATTATTGTGATTGCCCGAGTCTCCCAGGTTTTGCATTTGGTACAAATGTACCATTTCATGTACTAACGTGTCCATAAAATCTCTTTTATCAGGATATGTAGGTAACATCTCTAATTTGTATAATCTAGTACCTTTTCTTTTCCATTCAAAGGTTACTACTTGTCCTACACACTTCTCTCTTTGTAAATCTTTTATTTCAATTTGTCCGAACGGACTTAACTTGCTATTAAAAATAACATTGTTTAGAATTTTGAAATACTTTTTAATATCTTTATAGGTAGTCTTATATTGACGCTTAGAAGAAAACTCCTTTTTAAGAGCCTTTTTCAACTTCATTGCCTTCATTTTTCTAGTTGTTATTTTCGCCATTTAAAATTGCCTCTTTGTATTTCTCGTCAAGTTTTAATCTTAAATCAGCGGCAACACCATCAAGTATTTGTGGTAAGTATGCCTGTAATATAACTACAGAATCAATCATAAATTTATGTGCAAGTTTTTCAAGTTCTTGCTCCATAATATATGATGTATCAATATCTGTGCCTTTAATAGTTTCAGAAATAACATGACCAATTACTGCCTTGTTATAATCATCTGCCTTGGCAACATTAAAGATAGACCAAGACCAAGTATAGACAAATAATAAAAATAAAATTAAGAAAGATTTACGCATTGGCATGAGCCTCGTAAATTACTTCATCAACTGTATTCTCATCAATACCCAACATTGCAATATTATCAACTTTCATAATTTGAGTTCTAGCGTCTAATCTAGTAATCTCACCAGAAGTTAATTTGGCAATGATGTTATCAACTTTAGTTTCAGTAGTATCTTCAATCCATTGTTTTGTTTTTGACATTATATATTCTCCTTTGTTGTTTTCATATGATAATAATATCAGAAATCAACAAAGAAATCAAGCAAAAAATGGACAAATAATGTATATAAATCAATGGGTTTATAGGGTGTGACACTCTGTCATGCACCCTATAGTTGAATATTATAGAATCACCTA